GTGGGCGAGGTGCTGAGCACCGAGCAACACCCTGACGCCGACAAGCTGCGTGTGTGCCAGGTCAGCAATGGCGCGGAGACCTTCCAGGTCGTGTGCGGTGCGCCAAACGTGCGTCCGGGCCTGAAGATTCCGTTCGCCATGATCGGCGCCGAACTGCCGGGCGACTTCAAGATCAAGAAGGCCAAGCTGCGCGGCGTCGAGTCCAACGGCATGTTGTGCTCGCAAGCCGAGTTGCAGATTGGTGAAGGCAACGACGGTCTGATGGAACTGCCGGCCGATGCGCCGGTGGGCGAAGATTTCCGTGTGTATCTGGATCTGGAAGACGCCAGCATCGAGGTCGACCTGACCCCGAACCGTGGCGACTGCCTGTCGCTGGCCGGTCTGGCCCGTGAAGTGGGTGCGCTGTACGCCGCTCCGGTTACCCGTCCGGCGGTCATGGCGATTCCGGCAGTGCACGACGAAGTGCGTCCGGTAGACGTGCTGGCGCCTGCCGCTTGCCCGCGTTACCTGGGGCGTGTCATCCGTAACGTTGACCTGTCCAGGCCGACCCCGCTGTGGATGGTTGAACGACTGCGCCGCGCCGAAGTGCGCAGTATCGACGCTGCCGTCGACATCACCAACTACGTGATGCTCGAGCTGGGTCAGCCGCTGCACGCGTTCGATCTCGCCGAAATCAATGGCGGCATCCGCGTGCGTATGGCGGAAGAGGGCGAGAAGCTGGTACTGCTCGACGGTCAGGAAGTCAGCCTGCGCAGCGATACGCTGGTGATCGCCGACCATACTCGTGCTCTGGCGATTGCCGGCGTAATGGGTGGTGAGCACAGCGGTGTGTCCGCGACCACGCGCGACGTGTTCCTGGAAAGTGCGTTCTTTGACCAGATCGCTGTGGCGGGCAAGGCCCGTTCCTACGGCCTGCACACCGATGCTTCGCACCGATACGAGCGTGGCGTGGACTGGCAACTGGCCCGTGAAGCCATGGAGCGCGCCACTGGCCTGCTGCTGGAAATCACCGGTGGTGAAGCCGGCCCGATCATCGAGACCGTCAGCGAGCAACACCTGCCGTCGATCGCCCCGATCACCCTGCGTGCACAGCGCATCACCCAGATGCTGGGGATGGAAATGGATTCGGCGCAGGTCGAGCGTCTGCTCAGCGCCCTGGGTCTGAAGATTTCCGCTGATGGAGCAGGGCAGTGGCGCGTGGAAGTGCCAAGCCATCGCTTCGACATCAGCCTGGAAGTCGATCTGATCGAAGAGCTGGCGCGTCTTTACGGCTACAACCGTCTGCCGGTTCGTTACCCGCAAGCGCGTCTGGCGCCACAAGCCAAAGCTGAAGCACGCAGCGAGCTGCCTGAGTTGCGTCGTCTGCTGGTTGCCCGTGGTTATCAGGAAGCGATCACTTACAGCTTCATCGATCCCAAGCAGTTCGAACTGTTCAATCCGGGCGTTGAGCCGCTGCTGCTGGCCAACCCGATTTCCAATGACATGGCTGCCATGCGCTCGTCGCTGTGGCCGGGCCTGGTCAAAGCGTTGCAGCACAACCTGAATCGTCAACAGGATCGCGTGCGTCTGTTCGAAAGCGGTCTGCGCTTCGTCGGTCAGCTGGAAGGTCTGAAGCAAGAGCCGATGCTCTCGGGTGTTGTTTGCGGCAGCCGTCTGCCGGAAGGCTGGGCGCAAGGTCGCGACAGCATTGATTTCTTCGATGTGAAAGCTGACGTTGAAGCGGTGCTGGGTTACGCCGGTGCGTTGGATGCCTTCACTTTCACTCCGGGCAAACATCCGGCGCTGCACCCGGGTCAAACCGCGCGCATTGAACGTGATGGGCGTGAAGTCGGCTTCATCGGTGCGATTCACCCTGAACTGTCCAAAGCCTTGGGTCTGGATCGTCCGGTATTCGTCTTCGAGCTGGTTTTGGCTGAAGTCGCTTCCGGAAAAATGCCGCAATTCCACGAGTTGTCGCGTTTTCCTGAAGTGCGTCGTGACCTTGCACTGATCGCGCACAAAGACGTCGCGGCCTCGGCTGTACTGGACGTAATCCGTGAAAATGCAGGCGAATGGCTCACGGATCTCAGGCTGTTTGACGTGTATCAGGGTAAAGGCATTGATCCTGATAGAAAAAGCCTTGCAGTTGGCTTGACCTGGCAGCATCCATCGCGCACTCTTAATGACGATGAGGTGAATTCGACGACGCAAAATATCCTCACCTCGCTCGAACAAAGGTTGAACGCCACGTTAAGGAAGTGACGTATGGGGGCTTTGACGAAAGCTGAGATGGCGGAACGTCTGTATGAAGAGCTGGGCCTGAACAAGCGGGAAGCCAAGGAATTGGTCGAACTGTTTTTCGAGGAAATCAGGCACGCTCTTGAAGACAACGAGCAGGTCAAATTGTCCGGTTTCGGCAATTTCGACCTTCGGGACAAACGCCAGCGGCCTGGCCGCAACCCGAAAACGGGGGAAGAAATCCCGATCACGGCTCGCCGTGTGGTCACCTTTCGTCCAGGGCAGAAGTTGAAGGCCCGAGTTGAGGCTTATGCTGGAACCAAGTCATAACGACGAGCTACCCGTCATCCCGGGCAAACGCTACTTCACCATTGGTGAAGTCAGCGAGCTGTGTGCGGTAAAACCACACGTGCTGCGCTACTGGGAGCAGGAGTTTCCTCAGCTCAACCCCGTCAAACGCCGCGGAAATCGCCGGTATTATCAGCGCCAGGACGTGCTGATGATCCGGCAGATCCGCGCGCTCCTTTACGATCAGGGTTTCACCATCGGCGGCGCGCGCCTGCGTTTGTCCGGCGATGAAGCCAAAGACGACACCACCCAATACAAGCAAATGATCCGCCAGATGATCGCTGAGCTTGAAGATGTATTGGTGGTGCTCAAGAAATAAAAAGCTGCGTTTGAATACTTCCAGTTTTCAAAAGCTTGCGCTATATTCTTGAGCGCTCTTCGAGATGAAGGGCAGGTTCCAAACCAGTCGGGGCGTAGCGCAGTCCGGTAGCGCACTAGCATGGGGTGCTAGGGGTCGAGTGTTCGAATCACTCCGTCCCGACCATATTTCCTGAATAAAATCAGACACTTAAGCCGATCAGATGGATCGGCTTTTTTGTGCCTGCGCAAAACCCGCGCAAAACTTGCGCAAAACTACTTGGTGATTTCGCTGATATTCAGGTCAGGGATTGCCTCCGACCAGACGATTTCTGCGTGGTCTTTCTGGTAGTTCTTCGTCATGGTCTCGCTGGCGTGGCCGGCGATCTTCTGACCGTCCTTTCCGGCTTTCTGGTACAGGTGCAGCGATAGCGCACGCACTTCATGGAAGCCTGGCATTTCCTCTTCCTTCCATCCCTTGTAACAACCCGCTGCTTCCCGGGCCTCCTTGAAGGCTCGCGTCAAATATCGCTCTTCGACCTGCGTCCAGTGTTCCTTCGTCTGCGCCTGCTTCTGCTTTTTGCGGTCTGGCCGGCGATGGACCAGGTAAGGCGAGACGATGTCATCCCGGCACCGGCTGATAACAGCTTGGAGTTCTTCAGTTACTTTGAACCGAATCCACGCCGCGTCACTGGCCTTTGCCGTCTTCTGCTGCACCACATACAAAAAACCTTCCCGAACACCGTCGAACCGCATGTTCAAAATGTCCGTCCGGCGCTGTGCGGTGATCAGTGCCAGGTCGATAGCGTTCTGCAGCCAGAACGGTGATTTTTCCCGGATGGCCTTCAGGCCTTCGACGGTGTGTCGCTTGCGCTGTTTCTTCTCAATCCGGTTGATGGTGCTGGCAGCCGGGTTGTCCGGGCACAGGCCTTTGGCCGCTGCGTGATTGAAGATGTCGATCAGCAGGGCTCGGCATTGGTTGGCAGTGCGCGGCGTGAGGGCGTCCAGCATTTCCGCGATCATGCGGATCGTGATCTGGTCTACCGCTTTGCCTTCGAACTGCTTCCGGAAACGGCGGAAGTGCACGGCATAGAGGCCCAAGGTTCCTTTTGCCAGTTCGCGCGGTGGTAGCACGTCGCGCTCGTATGTATCGAGGAAGCCGGCGAAGGATTCAGATGTGCTGCCCATCACGGCGCCGATCAGGTCAGCGCCGCGCATGAACTCCAGGTTCAACTGCTTCGCGGCGTCGATCGCCTTGATCCGGTCGGTGCCGAACTGGAACCACTTACCGTCGGTAGGCCGGCGGTAGCGATAGGTCGAGCGCCGCGAATCGAAGTACAGGTTCTGCGGTAGGCTCTTGTTCGCCTTGTTGCGCGGCCGTGGGACCATCATGCAGCTCCTTTCAATACCATCGCGACCAGATCATTGCCTTCTGACCGACTGAACGCTATCCAATCAACGTACCAGAGTTTGCCGATTTGCTCGCCCGGCACCTTGCCGTTGCGGATGTAGTTGCGGATCGCCTGGGGGCAGGGTGGTGTGCCGTTTTCACCCCAGCGCCGGCGCTGGAATTCACTGATCTTGATCAGCTCTTTTTTCATTGATGATGCTCCATGCCGCGCATGGCGGCAGAAGGTGGTGATGGGTTATGCGCCGGCCTTTACGAGCACCGCGTCGGCAACAGCCATTGCTGCCTGGGCATCGTTCACATAGGCAGGGTCGAAGCCGCCCCACAGGTGGATGGTCGCTTGGCAGGCGCGCAGGTTCTCGCGGTTGAGCTTTAGTGCCGCGACCAGCTCTTCGTGCAGCCCGCGTTCCTCCCGGCCGATATCCCAGAAGCGTTGGCCCCAATGACTTGCCGGTGGCGGGTTGTCGTTCTGCGCGCCGAGTGCAAGGGCGCCTACAACCGCGTCGAGCAGATCGCGCTTGTAGGCGTTGTCGCCGTCGATGCTCAGGCCACGCCGGCGCAAGGTGGAAACCACCTCGTTCAAGTCGAGCCCTTTGTCCTGCAGAACGATGTCGAGTTCTGGTTTCTCTGGGGTGTAGATGGTCAGGCAGAGCTTTGCGCCTTCAGGAAGGCTGGCGCTGATCTTCTCCAACGCATCGCTCGCAGTTTCGTGGAAGCGGTTCAGTGCGGACATACGAATACCTCGCCCGCCGTATACCGGCAGGCTGTTGAGTTGGGAGAGGAGTTACCAGCGGTCGAAGAAATTGCCGCCGCGTCGGGTGTAGGAGATTGATACCAGCTGCTTCGCGGCGTACCCGGCTTGGCGAAGGCTAACTTCCTTGTGGTCGGAGTAGCCAACATGGCAGACCTCATCGCCGCCGGCGCTGCTCAGGACGATCATTGCCGCCAATGGCTCGCGTTCGATTTCGTCGCCCTCGATGTGCGCCGCCATCGCGCGGAACCAGTCGGCCAGCTTCTTCCGCTCAGCCTGGTTTTGCAGAACCTTTCGGTTGTGCAGCCTGGTGCTGGCCGGGAATTCGAAGATCTCAGCCATGGATGTACCTCCGTGGTTAATGGACGAGTTCGGTGGGCACGTTGACCGTGGCGCCACGCTTGGCGAAGACAACGGCGCGGAACACTGCGATGGTTCGGGTTTCGCCGGGCTGGCGGTTGAACGGATCGTTTGTCATGTCGGCCAGCCAAGGGTGGCGGATGCCAACATCGACCCAGACGCCGTACTTCGTGATCAGTTGCTCGGCGTCGGGAAGGGCGAAGAGATCCAGCTGACCGGTGCCGGGCTGCTGATCACCCTCGATCGCGTTGATTGCCCAGTCCAGCGCCGGGCCGGTCAGTTCCTCGGTGCGGACGCTGACCAGGCGGCTCACTGCCGATTGCCGATTTCTGCTGCGGCCCGGACGATTGCTCGACGGGTTCCGTAACTGTCCATCGCCTCAATGATCATTACGCCATGCGCCGAGTTTTCAGCTCCAACCGAATCGCAGTCCTCCATAAACACAATGCAGATCCCGAGCTGTACAGCCAGGCGGAGTGCATGGCCATCGTCGTTAAGCGGATCCCAACCAGTTGTCACGACATCCCCGTCCTTTCGAACGAGAAGCGCGGCAACAGGCGGATCCATCTCCAAGCGATTGGCGTTTATCGGATGAGATGTATCGTATCCAGCTGCCTTTGCAGCCAGTTCCAACATTTCACGTTCGTTCATCGCCACGGCCCCCTGTAGATCAGGTAGGCCATGTAGAGCGGGGCGGCAATTGGAATAAAGATCATAGTAGGTGCGCTCCTGCTTCAAGTAGACCGTCGCGGTCTTCGCGCAGGTTGTCCCGCTCAGCCTTGAGTTGGTCACGCTCGGCGATAACGCCGCTCCAGTTTTCGTACCAGCCCTTGGAGATGGTTTTCTCTTTCGCCAGATCGGCCTGCGCCTCCTCCAGCTCACTCTGCATATCCACGACCATCGACAGAATTTCTTCACCGTCGCTGTTCATGTCGGCACCGAGGGCATTGCCAATCGCACCCATTTCCATGCATGCGGCAAGGAGCATGCGCTGGCTTCGCTCGACGTCGGCAATCAGTTCAAGCACCACGGCAGGCGGAACGGCCATGCCGTAATCATTCAGCGCCACGTAATCGCCACAATCGTTCTTGGCAGCCTCGGCGAGCCGTTTGAGTTCCGTGTAGTCGATCATCAGTACTCACCCCAATTCATTTGCTTGAAGTAATCGCCGCCCTCGCAGAGGTGAGGACGCGCTGGCGGCGTAGTGATGCGATTTATCTCGGCCAGCGCGGTCTGCGCGCGCTGGAAGGCATGCTCGGTGTGCTTGAGCTGCCAGTGCTTGCGGATTCGGTAGGAGTTGAAGGCCTCCTCACGGGTGGGGTAGCAGAACTTCTTCCCGCCGGCATATTTGAGAATGCGCTTTCTGGTGTTCTTGAGCGCCTCGGCATAGAAAGTGTTGGTCATTAGGTAGTTTCTGGCTTCAGGGATCACATACCAACACTGCGGGGTTTCGCCGCAAACGAGCCACTTTTCACAGCGTATGGTCACCCCTTCGGGGCCGATATCATCGACATAGCGATAGTGGGCCGGGCCGAGCTTTTTCTTTTCCATGGGCGATCGCGTCCTTGCCGCTATAGCGGCTGACTTTGAAGGGGGAGGGAATTACGGGTTACTGCGGGAGTTTGCCGAGGTGGTCTTCGAGGAACTGCTCGGTGAAGGGCTTCCCTGGATTTTCAGGCGCTGGTGGATGTGATGCATTCCACTGGTCAAAAGCGTCCTGAGTCGTGGCCGCTTCGATCTTCTCGTCGCACTGGTTGCACGCTGCTACGCCGCCTGAGGCGCCGACATCACGGTGACCTTGCTTGCATGGATTCATGTGCCAGTCGTCGTCGCCGAGTTCCGGCTCAGGGTATTCCGGCCTTGTTGGCGGATACCCCGGCGCCGCCATGGCCTGGTCAATCGCTGCGCGAAGGTTCTCGTTGTAGTTTTCGCCGATGACGCGCTCGACCGGTTGATCCATCCAATGGCCGACGACCTCGATGTTGATGCTGCTGTCGCCGGCATCACCGTTGGGGCTGCTTCCGAAGCGGATATCCCAGTAGTTCGATTCCAGAGCATCCAGCCGTTCCTTGTCCCGCTCGAGCTCATCAATCCGCTGATCCGCTGCGTTCAGGCGCTGCTGCAGGGCGTCACGCTCGGCGGTGACCCGGTCGAACTCGACGGCCATCACCACATCAGGCCCGTGCGGGTCATATCCAATGGTCGCGCCGGCCGCTGAAATCATCGTCACGGCTTTGTATCGATGGACTTCAGTCATGGCAGTTCTTCGCATCCGCACCGAGCTGGATGTGCTTGTGGTTGCTCGCATGCGCTGGGCTTGCGGCTGGCGGCCGTTTTCACCATCGCTGCCAAAGTCGCCAACTGGGTCAGGGTGTATTCACGCCGCGCCTCGGCCTGCTCCGGCGTTTCCGTCAGCTGCTGATACAGATCGGGGCTCACCATCATTGTCATCGGAGGCAGCAAATCGTTTTTCATTATTCGGATGCCGTTCATCCTGCAATCTCCATCGATACCAGATCATGGGCATTCACAACCTTCATGCCGAGCTCGCGGGCAATGTGCACTTCGAGCCGGGCGCCTTTCGAGTTTTCCCAGCCGGGCAGCACCGCGATCTGACCGCACAGGCCAAGGCGGGTAAGGTCGTAGGCCATGTAGTCGGCCCAGTCCGCACCCTCGACAACGCCGTGCTCGGCAGGGTTCTCGACGACGTAGCCGCGCGCCCGGAGCTGGGCGGCCATCGCGTTGAACGCGGGGAAGTTGAAGTCTTCGAAGCCGGTCATCGGGCCGGCCAGGTAGAGGCGGTTGGAGCGGTCCGCGATGAGCGTTACTCCAGTCGCTGCTGGCGTCGGGTCGAGTTCGTGCCAAGTGTCGACCTCGAACTCAGTAGGGCGCAGGCCAAGACGTTTTCCGTCGGGCATCACCGCCGCTACGGCACCGTAAATATTCGTCCATGCCACATACGATTGACCGACATTTGCCACGGGTAGATCGCCATTGACGTATACGTAGTCAGGCATCGGGTCAGCTGTCACGGCCTTGAGCATCCGGACAGTGCGCGGAACTCGATCGCCAAACGGGTAGCTGGTGCTGCGCTCGTGCAGCGCTGGGCAATCGATGATGTTTTCTTTGGGCATGGGGCTATTTCCCGTGGTTGGAGTGGTAGCCGTTCTGGCTTTCGAATGACTTGCGGGCTGCTGCCGCGTCGAGCAGCGTCTGGTGTCGGCCGAGCGTGATATAGCGACCGCTCAAGTAGCCGTAGGCTCGCCATCGCGATCTCTGATCCCACATGACGCCCGGCAATCCGGAAGAATTGGTTCTGTGAAGCCGCTGATTTCTGGCGTTCTCGATCGCAGTCACTGGCCGAAGGTTTACCCACCGGTTATCCGTGCGGTCTCCGTTGATGTGGTCGACGCAGTCCGGAATCTCTTGCCCCATGAACGCGAAAGCCAATCGGTGCAGGCTCTGGTACTTCTTGTTGACCATCACGACCAGGTAGCCGTTTGTGGCCTTAGTTGCCGCGACTGATCCCGCTTTCGCGCTCCCCTGATCGACTAGCCAAGTGAACAGCCCCGTATCCGGGTCATAGCTCAGCAGATGTTCGAGGTAATCCTGATTTTTGAGCATGCGCGTCCTATGCCGGGGCATGCCCGGGCGGTGGAGGGTGGTGTCAAAGTTGTTCGAGAATTCGCCTGCCGATCCAGCGAACGCAGGGCACTGCCTTGCTGTTGCCGATAGCCTTGTAGCGCGGGCCGTCCGGGCACTCTTCGGCAGGCTTGCCGCGCCAAGGGATCAGCGTGTAGTCGTCGAGCATGCCCTGCAGGCGTTCGCACTCGCGCGGGATCAATCGACGAACGCTCGATCCTCCGACCAATTGGCCCGTCCATGCATGTTCGGCTTTCACGTTGCCGTGATTGGCGCCAAGAGTGCCGGATACTGTCGCAACGATTGGCTGCCCGCGCCCGGTGCCGTCCTCGCTGCCGTCGAAGCCGTCGAAGCCGTCGGCTTTCAGCGTGTGAGTGATATCGCCAGTAATGCACACAGCGACTTGGCCGCCGGCATTCGCGTGGGAACCGGAGTGATTCATGGCGCGCAACGTCGGTGCGATTTCGCCTACGTCGGCGCCGTGATCCTTGCAGGAGAATGCCAGCACAGCATTTTCTTGCCCTTGGTTGCGTCCGAGTGTGAAACCGATATCGCTTACGCATGGGTCCTGTGTGCCATGCACCACGAAACTTTCAACCTCGAAATCAATCCGCATGCCCTTCGCAGTCAGACAGGCAGCGACGTCAATTGAACCGCTGGTATTGCCACCACCATAGGTCGACATTGTAATGAATGCTTCCGAGTCGGCGCGATGGCTGCACTGTGCCTGAGCGCGAAGTGCTGGAGCGGTCAGTGGGATGGCGTCGGCGCTGTATCCGCCGTTCTTTCGAGCGCCACCAGTAATGGTTCCGGTAACGTCTTGCCCCTCGCCTCGGCGCGGCGCAGTATCCCGGCGCACGCCTTCTCGCTCAAAAAGTACCTCGGTGGGATCGAATCCGTCTCTAGCACTTGCGACAACGAACACACGGCGGCGTCGTTGGGCCAGGCCGAAATATTGGGCGTCCAAGATCCGCCACGCGATTGTTCTTTTGGGTCCATACACACAACCAGCGTCCGGCCATTTTTTCCCTGAAGGCTGCAGTTCGCAGTCTTCCCCAGCAAGCGCGCCAAGAAAGCATCCGAAGGCGTTCCCTTTGTCGCTGAGGACGCCGGGGACGTTTTCCCAGACGATGACGCAGGGCGGCTTTCGCTGGCCTGCTCGAACATAGTCAACTGCATCTGCGAGCTCCACGTATTTGATGGTGAGGGCGCCGCGCGGGTCGGTGAGGCCTTCGCGCATTCCGGCCACGCTGAAGGCCTGGCACGGGGTTCCGCCTACGAGAATGTCCGGCGCCGCGATCTTGCCGGCCAGCACCTGGGCGCCGAGTTTGGTCATGTCACCGAGGTTCGGCGTGTTCGGGTAATGGTGAGCCAGCACCGCGCTGGGGAACGCTTCGATCTCGGCGAACCAGGTCGCACGCATGCCAAGCGGCTTCCATGCAAGCGTTGCCGCCTCGATGCCGGAGCAGACCGAGCCGTAAGTGATTTCCATAGGGGATCCTCGCCGGTTGGCGTGATTCGTAGAAGTGGGGTATTTGTGTTCGGCCCGGCATGGGGCTGGAGGAGCTTGAACTTATGGATGCAGCATCTTGGGCAAATTTAATTGCGAGCGTTGCTTTCTTGGTTGCGGTCGTGTCCGCGGTGTTTGCCTGGAAGTCAGCCCGAGAGGCTCGACAGGCAAACAAAATAAGCATTCACGAATATCAAAGAAAACTATATGAGGCTTTCACAGAAGCGTTTCATCTGGTTAAAGAGAATGGAATGCATACCGATCTGCGCGAGTTTGCGAAGATTACTACGCACATAAAAACTTCTAGGCTTTATGTTGATGAGGCAATTTCTGCGGAGCTAGAAAGTTTTTACGAAGCCTTTATTGTTGTGTATGACGCTGAATGCAAGCGTAAGCGTGCTTACGCTGAAAGCGCTGAGGCATCAAAGCGAAATTTGATTGGTGGCAACGTGAGCCCGTTAGCAAATTCCATCTCAGAGCGGGCGGACTCCTTCGCAGAACAGTGCGAGTACGATGCCGATCTTGCGTTACATAACCTTTATAGAATAGGAGCGGATATAGATAAGCGCATAATTGAGTACATAAAGTTGATTTAAACCACTAATCTTTGAAGGAATGAATTACTGAATAGGAAGGCTGCGGACCGGGCGCGCGACGCGCTCGTAGTTCTTGACGTAGTTGTAGAGCCAGCCAGCTTCAAAGTCCATGAAGTAGGCGGTGTTGGCGGAGAACTGCGAACTCAGCCAGTGCCAACGATCTTCGCGTAGGGTGACCAAGCCTTCGGACTTCGCCGCCATCAGCAGAGCGCCTTCGAGGTAGGACGGGATGTGCGCATCCAGCTCCAAGGCCTTCACCGCGATATCGTTGCCGGCTTCGGCCATGGCGCGGGTATTTGCGGCACCATCACTGAGGCTCTTGGCGCCGGCGACGTCCTCGCCGTACTTACCCCAGCTGCCGATCAGTTCGTTGTCGAGCAGCACCAAGGCGCGCTCTTCGCCGTTCAACCAATAGCGAGCGAAGAAGGTGCCACCGGCGAGAGGTTGACCGCGCTCTGGCAGGTCGGCGGCCGCTACGGATTGTTGTGCATGTTCAGTCATGATTTTCTCCGGGTATGTGCCGCCCTCCGTGACCGGATGCGCAGCGTGAGGGTGGTTATTCGTCGTGAGTGATGCGAAGGGCTTCGCGGTCGTGGGCAAGCTTCAATTTCCGCGACACGTTTTCAGGAATTTCGTATTTGTGTCGCGGCGGCGTGAGTAAGGGAAGGGCGCCGCCCGGGCCAAGGCCATGCAGGTGGTGAATCATCAGCGTGATGGCTTCGCCCGGTTCTTCGATTCCGCTCCAGGCCATCAGGTCAGCAAGGGCTTGGCGCGTAGCTGGCAGGGTGTGGAACCGAACCTCTACTTCGCCGCGGCTCTTCCTCTTCGCCGCGGCTTTCGCTGAGCGATCTGCATTGCTCTTGGCCATGGCTTACCTCTTCAATTCCGCTGGCCGGCAGTGCGAACCAGGCTTGACGTTTGCGTTGCTGAACTCGCCGCTTCATCGGAATGCGGGTTTCAGCTTTGGATAGTCGATCTCGTATTCCTTGATCAGGCGGTAGAGCAAGGTGGAGCTGATCTTGAGCTTGATGCAGCACTGCTGCCGACTGACGCCAGCGGCGATGCACTCACCGATACGGACGACCAAAAACGCATCCCTGATTGAGTCAACTTTGTTTGGCGGGCTTGGCTGCTTTGGCCTGATGGGGAATGTGATTCCGTACCGGCCAGCGATCCCTTTTAATACGCCGAGGGTGATGCCTTCCTTCTCGCAGATATCGCGGCGGCTCATGGTTGGCGCCATCTCGCGGATGCGCGCCACCTGTAGATCGGTCTCAGTTTTGACCGCTTGGCGTTGAAAGAATGGTGGCTGCTTGAGGCTGGCGAGTACTTCCGGCCTGGGCTTTGACTTTCCAGAGCTGTCGATCTTGCCGCCGTCTGCCAGGAACTGCGCAACCTGGGCCGCCAGTTCGTCGGACGCTGGCCGAAGGCGCTCTACTTCGTTCTGTAGGATGCTGATCATGCTGCTTTACTCCGGAGCTTCGCCTCGTAGCCGTCCACCAGCAGCTTAAACTGCCAAAGGTCTTCTTCGAGTTGTTCGATGTAGTCGTCATCCCGTTTGAACTCTTGCAACCAGAGCTGGCGACCAACGGGTTTCAGGAGAGGGCAGTACATCCCGATGTGCCACCACTTGCGGCCGGTGATCCACATGCAGCCCTGCACCTGGTCGATCACTTCGCTGGCATCGTTATCGATGTGGAACGCGCGAAGCTTGTCAGGCGAAAGGAAGCATTTGTACTCCGAGCCGCCGTCGTCGCCGATGAATCCGTCTGCACTGGCGCCAAACACGCCGTCGTCAGTTTTCACCAGCCCGACCTGCGTAACGATCAGGCCCGTCTGAATTTCGTGTTCCATTCGGGCTTCCGGCTCCAACTCATGCCCTCGGCGCATCTGCCAGGTTTCGAACCCGCCGTCCAGTGGCGCGCCGCCGATCCGTTCAACGGCCAGTTCGAAGGCGTAGGTGAGTGCGGCGTTCGATGGTTCGCCGACCTTCTCGCCGTCCAGCGCGCGCTGCACAACCTCTGCTTTCGGCCCCGCCTTGTAGCCGGCCAGGTCGCGGGCCTTGCTTTCGCTATGCCCGCCCAGAATCGCGTCGACATACTTCCGCTGCTGGGTGGTAAGCCCGTTCACCTTGGAGCGGGCGGTGCTGAACATGCTTGCGGTGATGACCCCGGCGCGGCCTTGCAGCCACTCGGCAGATCCCTGCGTGCAGTTGAGGACAATCATTGTTTTGCCTCCAATATGTCTTTGCGCTTGGTGACGGCAATCTTCACCGTGTCATAACCGACCTTGTCGCCGCTGGCCTGCAAAACCTTCAATGCAGCCTGCCAGACATCTTTGAGCTCATCGGGTGAGGCTGTCTGTTCGACCCGCTCAAGGATGTCCGTAATTACTTGGGCTCGCATTTCCTCGCTATCCGATCCGTCCGCCGTCTGCGCGTCATCATCGCGAGCCTCACTGGTCGTGATGTTCAGCAGGGCGCACATCACGTAGCGCTTGCCATAGGTGGTGGATGAACCAACCGCCTGCACTTCGTTGCGCCCTTTGCCGATATCGGCCGGCAAGGTCATCGTGGTGTGTTCTCGGTGCCCGTCACGGTGCATCAAAATGCCGGTGACGCTGATGGCTTTGTCGAGGTTTTCAACCTTGAAGGTGATCGCGAATCCGTGTCGCTGCATGATCGGCTTGATGATTCGCGTGATGTCGTCGAGCGTGGCGTAGGCGTTGCCGGTATGCAGGTTCACAGCGGCCTCGAAGACCGTTGGTATCTCGCACTGCATTTGCGCCATTCCGGCGTTGAATGCTGCTTCGGCGGCCTTATCCTGCATGCGCTCATGCATGGCGAGCAGGCGCTCCATCTTTTCGATATCGCAGGTCGGATCGGCGGCGGCGCGACTGATGACCGCCATGATGCTGTTGTCCGTCGAGATCGGCACGACGGCTTGCCGGCGCTGTTCCGGCATGATGATTTCGGTGGACATGGCGGCCTCCTCAGAAATGGATGGTGATGTTGGGGACTTCCCGGCGAGCGATTTTCAGAACGATGGCCTTGGCCAGTTCTTCGGTGATGTTCATCGACATCAGCGCCTCTTTGGCGGCGCCCATGATCTTCACCTTGTGGGCCTGATCGGCTTCGCGCTCCCGCTGCTGGCGGGCGGCCTCGTTCGCTTCGGCCTGCTGGCGAGCTACCTCGGCAAGGCGGGCTTGCTCTACGGCTTCAGCTTGGCGCTGTTCGGCGGCGATCCGCTCTTGCTCGGCTCGTTGTTCGGCAGCGATGCGATTGACTTCTGCCTGCGCAGCGGCTCGCTCGGCCTGCTCTGCTTGCAATTGAAGTTGTAGGCGCTGGCGCTCGGCTTCTGCCTCAGCATCGCGGGCCGCTTGCTCGGCGGCGCGCTGCGCAGCGGCAGCCTGATCAAGCAACTCCTGCTCGCGGCGGGTGGCGGCGTCTCGCTCAGCTTGGGCGCGTTGTTCAGCTTCGCGGCGGGCACGCTCTTCAGCTTCCCGGGCGATTTGCGCATCCCGATCGCGCTGCGCCTGTGCTTCAGCCTCGGCGCGCAACCGGATCAGTTCGGCCTGCTCGGCTTCGTACCGCGCTCGTTCGGTGTATAGCGCGCGCAGCTTGCTCAGCGTCTGGTCTTTCACTTGGGCGGCTTCAGCCAGAAACTCTTCCCAGCTATCGCCGATTTCGAGCAATTCAAGGTCGGCGATGATGTTGGCCAAGTGGCCGGACGTTGGCGCCGCTTCGAAGATGGCCAGATCCTTGATGCGCTGGATCGCGTCGACGTGGGCATCTGTCCGGGCAATCTCGGCCTGCTCCCAGTCCGTCAGAGGCTGGCGAGTGGCGTCACGCAGCGCATCCATCTTGTTGACGAACTCTCGCAGCTCGGCCTCGACGACCTTCGGCATTTCCTTCAGGCGCTTGAGGTAGTCGCGTCCGGGCTTTTCCACGGCTGTTTTCGACTTGCTGACCTTTGCCGCCAGAGAGGCGATGCGCTCGCGGCCTTTGCGAGTGGTCAGGTCTGGAACCTCGGCAGTGACCTCAGCGGCAACCGCGTCGAAGAACTGGCTAAGACCACCGGCGACGTAAATGGCCGGCGCGTTTTCTTCGCTGATGTCGTCGATCTTGATGACTTGCTGTTGTGCGGACACGGGGAATCCTTGCCGCGATGCTCGCAGCGTTTGAAGGTGTGGGGTTATTGAGTGACGCGATCAGCGAGGGCGCTGATCAGCATCAGTAAGATGAAGACGGAGATGGCGATTAAACTTCCGCGGAGGATGGCGGCACGTTTTGCACGCTGGTAGGAGGTCAAGCTTTCACCTCATATGTGATCGTCCACTCACCACACAGGCAGGCCCTGCGGCTCCAAGCGTGAACATTTTCAATGCTGGCTAATTCAGCAGAGTGTAGAGCGTCTTCCCAAGTTGCGCCCTTGAACACCATCAGTACGCGGTCGCTTGGTACCGCCATGAATTCGGGCAGCTCTTCAATTTGTTCGTCGATCAGCGATTTAACCGGTGCGGTACTCATGTGAACTCCTTGCGCTGCCTGCAATGCTTCAGCAGGCGCTGGCAGTAATGGCTGAATTCTTCGAGGGTGATCAACTGATCCGTCATCAGGTTGGTGATGATCTGCTGAACCAGAATGCTGTTGCCGGGCGGACTGTCCGGATGCGAGAGGCTATCCAGCGCTTCATCGATAAGGATGTGCGGGCTCACAGTTCGGCATCCTCGGTTTGGGCGATCAGCGCGTCGTCAACAAGGGGTCGAAGTAGGCCCTCTGCGATTTCGCCAAGCTTGCCCAATGGGTGGTCGCTGGTGCCGAGGAGTTCGGCGGCGGCGACCTTGTCAGCGTGGCCGCGCTGGGCGGCGATCAAGAGGTAGCCCAGCGAAACTGTCGTGACCTCGCAGTCTGCAAGCCGTCCGTTTGCATGCTCATCAACCGCCAGAGCGAACTGGGCCAGCGTGATGCCCTGAACCGGCCGCATGCGACGCTGAAACGAGACGTCACAGCCAAACCGCACCAACTGCTCAGCGGCGTTATACAGCCACTCAGCCCGAGCCACTTCCTGCGCGCTCTCGCTCACCATCGGAGGCAACTGCGCGTCGTGCATGGCCTGACAAATCTTCAGTGCTGCGTTCATGCTGCCTCCGGCCAATGGCGCTTAATGCTCTCTTTTGCGTAAATGGACAGCCGCTCGTAACTGTTCACGCCACCGCAACCGGGCATGGTTCCCTCCAGTTCGACGGAGGCGCGGATATCGCAGCGGCGCGAGCAGACCCAGCCGCCGTAATGGCAGCGGTGGACTTCGCCTTTCGGATCGGGGTGATAGGCTAAGCCCGCCTTCCAAGAAGGTGACCCGCGCAACTTGAGGCCGCACCCTCGGCACACCGCTTGAGTTTCAGTACAGCTATGCATGGCGACCTCCAGTGTTTGGGTTAGGCGGAGCGGGCGGCGAGCATGGCGTCGGCCATTTTGTAAGCTCGCGTGGCAGCAACGTCCTCGGATGCGATCCACTCCGCATCACCGGCCAACATTCCTTGCAGCGCCTTGGCAGCGAAGTAATCTCGCAGGGTCATGCCAGACAGCTGGCGCTTCGTCTCTGCCACAGTTTTCGGGTTGAAAATCATGTGGTCGTAATCGCCAACCGGGAATGCCGGCTGTAAACCGTCTTCAATCGCGGCGTCGTACCGGAACTGGGCGCCTTCAATCTGGCGGTCCATTTGAGCTGCCATGTAATCCATGACTGATTCCTCTGTGGTTGATCCAACAAAACTCGGATGCACTCATCCGCTCCGCTGGTTGCCGTTGGGCGCGGAGGGGAGTGCATTCGGGTGGTGTCGGGGGAGGGAGGCCCAGTCTCGCTGCTGGCGACAGAACGGGCTTGCATCATCAAGTTGTCTTCGTGCGCTGGGGTGGCCTACCTCATTCGGCCGATGCGCGGTGACATCGACGGCCTACTGTCCGCTGCCTGTTAATGGAGTCTCGAGCGAATACTGCAGGCTTTCTTCGCTACCCAAGTTGAAGCGTTCGTCTATTTCATGATGGTCATCCTCCAATGCGCGCCGTTGGCATCTTGGCGGGCGCTCGCCGTTCTCAGTCTTCAAAAGGTGCAGATGGCCGGGCGCGAATCCGGCGAGAGCGGACCCTTTCGGGACGACCGCTCGGAGGAGCAACCAGCAAAACTGGCGCCTATTAACCTGCGTTTCTCCAGGGCCGCCGAAGCGTTCAACCCAGCTTTCAACGCCGCATCTGCTTACCGGTTACGTCTCCGGCGCGGGCTTTACCGCCGTGGCGCTTGGTGCTGGCTTGATTGCGCGCAAGCTACCCCGCGTTAATGCAAATGACCGGAGCTGATCCCGGCATGACTATTAGCGGCCTTAGTGACACCGGAGTTTCACCGGGGCGAAGGTTTCAGCCGCTTATTCTTGGACTCGCCGTGGCCATCTGGGCGCTTACTCACTTTGCCGGCCACGATTCCCGCGATCCCTCAGGTCTTACACTTGCCAGTCAGCCCTGGCATTCATCTGCTTGTTGCGGTGATGCAGGTGGGCGGTTATAGGCCGCAGTTTCGTCCGCATCGGGGTGTGATCTGACCCAATCCGCCTACACACCATCGAAGGATGTGCATTCGTCGCAACCAGATCACACTCCGATGCAGCCTGGTGCTGGGGAGTACCAGGGCCTCGGGTGGGTTAACCGGATTCGTCCTGACCACCCAGGACCTCAACCATCACCGGTATAGGGCAGTTAACGACAGGCTGTCGTGGCGCTGGTTGTCAGATGGTCACTGCCACTTTGAGCGATGCTGCGCAGGACGTGATTGCGTCCTTGGCCGCTTGTTCGATGTTCTTGGCGATGACCTTGTTCACGTCATTGATCGCTGACTTCGCACTCTTCTCGAGCGTGTCCTTGATGTAGAGCTTCATTAGAACGGTGAGGCGCGGGCCTGATTCGCGCCAGTTGTAGCTGTCCTTCGACTCGTCCTTCGATTGGCCGTGATAGTCGACCTTCTCACTCATGTACACCTCGGCGCGGCTAGCGATGTACTCCTTGAAGGTCATAGGGTCGCCTTTCGGCTCGCCGTAGTGGCTGGTTTTGCGCATGTCGGCCGATTCGATGATTTCGCCAACGCGCGGTAGAACGTGCTCGGCGAACATCGCGTCGATCTTCTGGTCGACCGCATCCTTCACGCGCTTTTCAATCTGCTGCTTGAATCGCGACGATTGCGTGCTTTCCTCGTCGTCATCCCCATAACTGGTGGAGTAGAGCAGCGCATGCACTGCCTGCTCGACGATGCGATCGGAAAGATCAGTTGCGCTCACGCCCAGCGCTTCAAGGGTCTTGATATCCATGCTTTTCACCTGTTGTTGTGCCCATCTGGGCGGTTGTTTTCCCAATGCCCACCGCTCTGGATGGGCATCAGTGAAAAGGTCCGTCATTTGTGCGCTTCGGGATCTTTCAGGTGCTTATCGAACAGTTTCTTGTGCCGGCGGGCGAACCGAGCCACAAAAGCGACTGCAG